AACACTGTGATAGGAGCGTTTCTGGAGAAATTGGTCAGATTCTTGTTTGGGCTTTTCAAAGTCACGTTGAACGTATTGCTCTCCAGAGAGGACGAAAGCAGAGATGTAGCCAGTCTCATATTTCCGTTCTGTATCTCTGTCCCGGTGTATGTTCGTCCGTCATATACGATTTTAGTCGTGTTCGCCATCTCGTATCACCTCACGGCTTTAGCTGTGCGTCCATGGGTACAAAGCTCACTTCAATCTCGCCCCAGTAGGTCACCCCGTTTTCCACCTTCTCAATGTCCTGAGATGCACTGGTGTAGTAGGCTTGGTAGCTGATGGTCTTCTGGCCATCAGCCGCCTCCAGTAGAACAGAATCATCAATGGAGTGCTGATAGAGATAGTCCCAAAAGTCATCCAGCCCTTTATAGTCGTCTCCGCGCCGAAACACGGTGATTTTGTGACCAAGGTATGTGCCGATGATATCTCGAATCATTAGACCGGAGAGGACGCGGCCCGCATTGTCCCCATCCAGCACATTGAAGTTCCGGTTGTAGGCCGAGATAGCGATGTCCGCATCAAATTCCCGCCCATTCAGTTTGATGTAACTCAAAATTACACCTCCACCAACTCCACACCGATTCGTTTCCCTTCCGCTTGATTGGCCCGATAGGTTACACGGCCCAGCACCTGCTTGTCCACTTCCAGAATCACAGTCTGGTTGCCTCCATGGCCGTTTATCCCGCTCCGCTGGATTCCGCGCATGACCGCAGCCTCGATTTCCGATGTAGGAGCCTCGATGTTTGTTCCGCTTTTCTGATCCCCCAATACCGCCAAGAACTCACGGTTCGGCGGAATGACAGCGCCACGGGCCAGCGCAGGGACATCCTCTAAGGCGAGACGAGGGGCCGCCATTCTGCTGCTGAAGCCTTCACCTCTAATTCCGCTTGTTCCGCTACTCCCTAATTTGAGAGCTGTTCCGCCGCCGAGGAGTGCGATTCCAGCCAGAAGCATGACTGGGTTAAGCGTCATCGCTCCGATCGCAACTAAAGCAATTCCAGCAAGCAACATTGCGGTGGAAACCCATCCAGCCACTTCTTCAAGATGCAAAGTTTCAACCCAGCTTTGAAGTGTTCCACTTTCATTCCCGATAACCAACCCTGCTACAAGCAAAGCCATGCCCCCCAGGAACATAGAAATATTCATGGTCATAAGTCCTATTGCCACAAGGCCAATCCCGACAAGCAAAACTGCAGCAGTTACATATCCCATTACTTTTTCAAGTCCCAATGTTTCAACCCAGTCCTGCAAATGTCCTTCGTTTACTGAAGCAACAATTCCAAGACCAAGAACGATTGCTCCCGCAATCAACAGCGGAATATTCGCCGTAGCTGCCGCAATGGCGACCATTGCAATTCCGGCTAGAAGTATTGCTACAGAAATCCACTGGGCAACAGTCGTGAGCTTTAGCGTTTCCCACCATGCCATCAACGTTTGCTCCCCAAGCACTTCTATCGTGATACCAGCCGCAAGTAAAACTGCCCCTGCGACAACCATAAAGATGTTTGTCATTGCCGCTCCAATGCAAATTAGCGCAATCCCGGCAATTTGGATAGCGGCTGCTACATACTCAAACGCAGAATCAAGCCCAAGCGTCTCCGCCCATGATTTCAGTGTCCCGCTTTCAATGCCCACATACACTCCTGCAGCGAATAAAGCAATACCGGATATTACCATCAAAATGTTCCTGAGACCAGCCCCAATACAGACAAGCGCAAATCCAGCAATAAGCAGTGCAGCAGTTATAAACTGCGCTGCTCTCGAAAGTCCAAGGGTTTCTGCCCAGTCTTGCATCATACCGCTCTGCGCCACATATGTAACAGCCACACCAACCAAAGCAAGACCAGCTATCACGAGCAGTATATTTGCTGTTGCCGCTCCGATTGCCACCATCGCAATTCCGCCAAGGATAACAGCGATGACCACAAATTCCTGTACACTGTTCAGCCCAAGTGCATCGACCCAAGACCGAAGTTGTTCGTTTTCTCTAGAAAATGTAATCCCGGTTCCGAGCAGTAGCAGGCCGGAAATAACGAGCAGCAGACTTCCCATTGATGCACCGATTGCGACAAGCGCGATTCCTCCAAGCATCAGAGCAGCTGGGACCCACGCAGATACGCTTTCCATTATTTGTTGTAACCATCCGCTGTTTTGATTAACTGCGGAAAAATCGGGTGCAATTTCCTGATTTTTATTGGAACTTTTTTTGCTTCCACCTGAAAGCTGATTGATCTCATCAAATGATGCAAGGGACTTTTCTGCTTCCTCCGCTGCCTGCCCGGTTCCCTCAATGGCTTCTGTTTCATCATATAGATTTTCTGCGGACTCAGCAGCTTGTTCTGCTGTAGTCCCAAAAAGGGCCGCAGTAAGATGCGCCGCCATCGAAATAACTCTGGCCAGCATATCGACAAACTTGGTAAACGCTGGTATAATGATGTCAATTAAAGGTTGCGCCAATGTGAGCAGCGCACCCTTCAAGCGGGCAATCGCAGCACGAGCCTCGTCATTCGTCTTAATGACTTTTCCCATCCATTCGCGGAATTTTGCAAGTGCCTGTGAGATGATGGTAAAGATCAGTGCACTCCTGATGACCTCCCGCAGACGCATGGAGAACTTACTTGCACTTTTCTGCGCCTTGTCAACGGATTTTGCCATCTTTTCGGCGGATGGACCAGCTTTAGCCATATTCTGCTGGATACCTCCGGCCTCCGCCTTTGCACTGTTCAGTTTAGCCTCCAGACCTGAAATCTTAGAATCGTAAGCGGAAAGAGCCTTGTCGGCCTGTTTCCACTCCTTTTCGATAGCGTCAACTTCGGCCTGCTGCTGTTTCAGAGCGGCCTCGACCATAGGGCTATCTGAATAGGCGCGCATATAATCATCTGCGGTCGCTCCCGCTTGCATAGCGGAGTTAATGGCGTTCTGCTCATCCTGGAGCATTGCCAGCCGCTTCCGGGCCTCGTCCAGCTTTGCGTTGACCGAGTTCAGGTTATTTTCAAGGGGCAGTCGCCCCTGCTTTTTAGATGCAAGCTGATCCTCGATCGATTTGATTTGTTTATTCAGGCGGGTCAATTCCCGCTGTGCGTTTTTATCATCAATATTGGTCTCAATGACGATGGAACCGTCTGCGGACATATAAAACACCACCTTGAAGGGGAAGATTTATGTGGATGGGTATAAAGAAATCATAATCACAAGGGAGAAGTCCATGTGGGGTTGTGCGGTTGATTTTACTGTCCTTTTAGACGGTAAGGTTGTCGGGACTTTGAGGAATGGGGACACAATCTCTGTTTACACTCAAGATGGGCCGCATACGCTTTTATTTCAAAAAGGGAAAAAGATAGATTGTTCTGTTTCGATTCTTATATCGCCAGAAGACAAGGTATGGGTCGTGAATACGGAAATATCTGGTTCTCATCTTGCGGTAGATAGTCAATACGCATCAAACACGACAGAGGCCACCGCTTTCGATCGCGAGAACTCTCCAAGGAAACAAGCTAAGAGAAGCAAAGGAAATGTTGCCTTTGCGGTAGTAATTGTCGTTGCTGCACTTTCTGCTCTATCGCTTACTTTTAAGGGCCATTCTGATAATTCGTCAAACGATAGACCTAGCCCGCATCAATCAAACATTTCCACACAGCTTGACAATAACTTAACGCCGGACAGCCAGCCGGAGGAAATCACAATTTCTGCAACTGATTTGTGGGCGGCATATAAGGAGAATACAGTAAATGCAGATGCGCTATACAAAGATAAAATTTTGGTCGTGACTGGGACCATTCAAAATATTGGACAGGATATCGTGACAAAAGCCCCTTGCATTTCCATTGAAACAAATGACGGGTATGGACTTTATCCCATCCAATGTTTTTTCCCAAAGAACGGGGACCAGACAGATTTGATTGCTCAGTTAAAGGATGGAGATCAAATCGTAATTGCTGGAAAGTGTGATGGTATTCCTCTTGCGCAAGTACAATTAACAAAATGCTCCATACGATGACTTAGCCGCTCCTCCGGGGGCGGTTTTATTTTGCGCCCGTCCAGAAGCTTACAAGTTTGTTTTCTGCTTCGCTGTAGGTATGCTTGATATCAATAATGTCACGGTTTTTGCGGTAAAATTCCCGGTCAGACTTGTCTAGCGACTTTCCCTTGGCCTTCTTGTCGCGGATTCGGACGATCTGTGCGAATAAACAGTCTCCAATCTCTGAATAAGCAGAGAGAATAGTCCACCAGTGTATCCCGCCCGTGTTAGTTTCGATGTCGTAGTCCACAGCGCGGGCTTCATAGCCCAGCACACGATTGACCGGGGCGATGATGCGGGGGAAGTCCATCGGCCAGTCCACAAGGTGGGGACCTCTCTGCTCCCGTGGCTCCTCGCCGCCGTTGATGAACCGGAACACCTCTTTCATAGCCGCGTCATAGTCGGTCAGTTCGTCAAAGTCGATGTAGAAGATCTGGAGCACGTCAAGAGCGCGGTCCTCCTCGCTGGAATCCGGGTCGTTCATGGCCTCGAAGATATCAAGAATTACCCGATAATCATAGCGGATAGCAAACTCTTTCCCGTTTATCTCCACGCTTTTGGGAAGTCCATAGCTCATGTCGTGCTCCTTTGGTTACTTCTTCTGATACTTTTGATATTTTGCCGTGTACTTGCTGATGCGCGGGTTGGTCAGCTTTTGCTCTCTGGTGAATGTTGTGTCGATCTCATCCATGACCGCCATCATCAGGTTGCACCATACGGGGAGGCCGTTTGCAATGGCATAGACATTCATCCCTCCGAACACCGCCTCGCTCACAGGCGCATCAAATACGCCATCGATGATACCGCGCATCTCCGCATCCCGCTCCCTGGCAAACTCGAAGATTTCCTTCTTGTCCGCCATCTTCTCAATCTGAGCCTTGTAGCTCTCCTGCTTCTTGTCCAAGTCCTCAAAAGCAGAATACAGACGCTCTACAAAATTGCTGTCAGTTGGGTTGATGGATACTTCACACTTTCCATTTAATGAATAGGCAACGAGTCCGCTATCAAAATTCAATTCTTTCATGTGTTAGACCCCTACTTCTTCCGTTGTAAATGTGACTGTTCCGCCGCTAATAGATGCTGTTCCAACAGTCCGTGTTCCTCCATAGGTCACATCAAGAGGCATTCCGATGGTGCCGCCCCCTTCTCCTCCGAGCCCACTAGGAAGAATGGAACAGGAAGAATACCGCTCCGCAAACACCGCCGTGTTGGCTGTTCCTGCATACAGATGAACTATCAGCATATCTTGGTTCATCAAAGCATTGACATTCTGATCTTTGATAGCCAAATTCCAAATCTTCTTCTGTGCCGCATCGTCTGCATCCAGTTCACACGGATCAAATGTCTGAGTAATTGTAGGCTTCTTTCCATTTGTGTAAGTATTTCCGAAAATATCCACTTTTGTTTCGGTTTGCCAGTCGTATTCAGAGGAGCTGTCCTCCACTCGCTTGCCGATTGGAGACCACTTAGGTGTCTCATTTTCCCCTGTGTTTAGATAAGCAATCAACATTTCTCGGCCCACGGTCTGGCCGGGTGTGGTGTTAAATGTTAAATCAGAATTAGGCATTTTGCTTCTCCTTTCACACGCCGACCTCATAGGTCAGCTTCATTAAAATCTGGTAATCCTCAATGCCCCCCTCATAGGAGGCGAATTTGGAAGATTGGGTTGTCGGCTCTACCTTCAGCGCACGAACCCCATCTCCAAGGTCGGGCAGGTTCTTCCTGGCCCAGTCCCCGAAGTGGTTCAGTAGCTCGTCTGCTTCCAATCTCCGGTCGTTGCTGTTTCCAGGCTTGATGCGGTAGATCAGTTTGAATTGATACTCCGCCTGGTATCCGCCCAAAATGTACTGCTTGGTAATATAGGTCCCCTGGATGGTGGACAGGGCCATGGCCGTCTCTTCCCCGATGGCAATGTCCAGCGATTCGTACTTGATCATTGTGACCGGCTTCTCTGGGAAGGTGTTCACCCACACATTCATGGAGCGGGAAATCTTGTCTACCTCTTCCGCCGTTGCCAGCATCCGAGGCTTTTCTTTTTTTTCAGAGATCACGCTTCACCGCCTTGTCCGCCACACGGACCCACTTCTCTATGTTTTCTGCCTTGCTGGCCTCGAACCAGTGGGATTGTGCCTGTCCGTGCATGGCCTTGCTGAATACCAGGTTCTTGTCCGTCAGCACCTTTGTGCTGCCTTTCTGTGCGTAGCTGCTGCCTGTAGCGGGATCTACCATCAGCTTTCCGTGGTATAGGTAACGAGATTGTGGCCCAGGATAAATAACTCTGGAACCATCCACCCGAGTCCTCCGGTCCAGATCCCCTGTCAGCGCCGGAACATATGGCGATGTATCCTTGCGGACCTGTACTGCCACTATGTGGGCTGCTTTATCGCTTGCAGATGAAACCTTTTCGCCCAGTGAATCCAAGCCGGATGTATGCACATTGAATTTCAGCATCAGGCTCCACCTACTTCCCAGTGGGGCATCTCCCCCCCGAAGTCCTTGAAGTCAACCGTTTTCACGTCATAGACGTAGTCATAGGCGGCTGATATCTTCTGGCTGCTCCAGTCCGGGTGGATGGCCTTCCCCTTGACGAAAAAGGTGTTCTGGCCGGGAGATAGGGTCCACATCCCGTCCCGGCTGTCACCGTTCCAAAACTCCACGGGTCCAACGTAACGCTTCTTCTCGCCGGTCACACCGTCAGTGGCGGATGCGTTGGTCGGTATGTAGAGTGCTACAGCATCGGCGTCCACAAGTCCGCTCTCGTTTACGTTTTTCCCCTTCACCGCATCCAGAAGAACGCCTTCCAGCACTGTGATATGGTTGACCGTCGTTTCCTTCATAGTGGCCGGGTCAATTTCCACCGACACGTTATAGAGCGTCACAGTATGGGGGAACACAGACGCACCCCCTTCCCCGGTAGAGCAGGCCGGTCCCGGCCAGGTACATATTCGCCGCTGCCGCCAGACCAGCTTTTGCGGAGGCGGCGGAGGCGGCCGCCTGTGCCGCACTCTCGCCTCCGCTCTGGTAAGTCTTAGACCAGCTTCCCACAGTCTGGCTCTTAAGTTCTCCGCCATCCTGGGACAGTGCAGCAGACAAAGACTTCTGCGCCAGTGCCTGGGCCGTGTCGATGGCCTGATACTGTTCAGCGACAGCGCAGCAAGCCATCTTCACGGCATCCAGATCCTTGTTTTGAGCTGCCCGTCCCTGTGTATAGTAGTCCAAAAACGAACTTGCACGCAGAGACAGGCGTGGGAAATCGGATGCCATAATGGCTGTCCCAAGGTATGTGGTTGTGTAATACCCATAGTCTACATAAGCCATTATAGAGCCTCCTTTTAGACCGATTTTGTGATAGTGACGGTATAAACCTTCTGGGCTACCCCGTTTTTCACAGTGATGGTCAGGGTGTTAGCCCCCTCCGTCCAAGTTGCCGCCGTGCCGTTGTCAACAGGGCTCTCTCCGTTAAGGATGGTCACAGTTGCATCCTCGTCCTCTGGTGTGGCCGTTACAGTGTTTGTTGCGTTGGTCGTTGTGGCTGTGTACTCCGTCGTATCTGGGTCAAACGTCGGAGTGAGTGTTAGCGCGCCAATCGTCAGCCCCGAGAGGCGCGCGCTTAACCCCCCGCCGGTGCGTAAACAGCAAAAGGGAAAGCATTTTCCAGGCCCACGTTATATGCATTGATGGGATTGGGGATCTCCCAGCCTAGCCTCATAACGGCGCGGAGGGCCACCATGTCGTTCTGCATCAGGTTATACAGGATATTCCCGGTAGTGGGGTCCTGCACCACGCCGCTGTCAAAAATCTTGAAGGTCATGTCCTGCCGAATGGCGTAGACCAGCTGGCTCCAATCGCCTACGATGGCAAGGGATTCCTCCGGATCGTAAGCGCCGTTTACAGGGAAATACATACTCATGCCGTCCAGTGCGTAGCGGGTATCACCCTGCATGTCGGTCTTGAAGATGGGCTGTCCATTCTTGTCAACCAGGCCGCGCAACTTGGCACGCATCTGGATGGCGGCCATTACACCATTGGGGATGTAACCGCTCTCTTCTACCTTGGCGATCACGCCGCCCTCGCCCATGATGTCCTTGAAAATATCGCTGGTAGCAGTCACAACAGCGTTTGCAGTGGTAGCAGAAGGGACCAAGCCATCACGCCAGGAGGTGGGCTTGTCCGTTCCATACAGAATAGCGGCGTCGATGACCTTGCCGAATGCTTCCTGGAGACGGGGGCGTACTTCACCCCAGATGTCGTAGTCGCTGTCATCCAGCACCGCCTCAGGGATTGGCACGATAACTGCAATCTCCTCGGCGTAGATCTTTTTCTTGTCCCATGCCATGTTGGTGGTCTTTTTGAGGGATGCCTTGGAGTCAGACGCTCCAGTCGTAGCCTCGCCGTTCACAAAGTAGGCGGTGGGCAGTGCGTCCAGCACGTTAAGGGTCTGAGTCTTACTGGTCATGTTTGGCAGCCGTCTGGCCATTCGCAGCACGGCGGACTCCGTTACGGCTCCCTGGATAATCTCACGGGTCACGGGTTCAGGAATAAGCCCGGAAAGTTTACTTCTATCAATAATATCAACAGCCATTTAGGTTCTCCTTTCATTTCAGTGCGCCCCGAATCAGGGCATTCATCAGGTCGTTTTCTCCTGTTTTGGAGCTTCCGCCACCCACAGGAGCGGTCCAGTCAAAAGTGGTCTTTTTGCGGTCAGCGGTCAGCGCGTCCACAGCCTGCTCAAAGGTGGTCTTATCGTTCACCATCTTCCCTGCCTTGAAAGCGATAAACTCCGCCTCCTCGCCGGTCAGGCCCTTTTGGGCCAGATACAGGTCCCGCTTCAGCTGGTCCCGCTCCGCCTCTGCGGCGGTAAGCCTTCCGGCCAGCGTATCCCGCTCTCTGGTCAGCTTATCCCAGCGTTCTTTCTCACCAGCCTGACCTTCCTTCCATGTACGGAAAGCGGTCATTTCTTCCTCGCTGGGCATGCCCTTCATGGCTTTTGCAAGCCGTTTGCCAATCAAGGTGTCAACCTCCGCCTGAGTGAAGGTTTTCTCAGGGGCGGGCTCCGGCGCAGGGGCCGGGGTAGGGTTATTGATAGGTTCGCTCATAAATACCTCCGTTTTTTGTCAGGGCCGTCGCCCTGCGGTTTTACGCCTCTCGGCAAAATAGAAAGAGCCATCAAACCGTTACAGTTCGTAACCGGTTCAATGGCTCTTGGCTCACAGGCTCTTGGCTCTATGCAATATTCACTTCGATATCGTGCTTACATGCTTTGCATCGGAATGGCATGTTTTGTACCTTCGTATCTGGCCGGATTGGAAAAAGTGCTTTCCCGCAGTGCGGGCAGCAGTACCACATTCTTCCGTTGATCTTTTTTGTCATTCGCTTCCCCCGACAATTTCGATGCGTTTAATCTCATCTTCCGTAAATCCGATCAGCAAACCGTTTTCATTCTCCACATCGAACTCCAGAAACTCATTTCCATCATCGTCAAAGTCGTAATCATACCCATAGAGCTCCCCAATCGTCATGCGCCCGCTTGTGGAAAAAACTTTAATTTTCTTTCCGAAGTAAATCTCAGGATTTTCAATTATCATTTTTTCCACCTCCCCGAAAATGGAACGCCATGAGTTCCGCTTTTGCTATAATGGATTTTGATGCTTCTTGCAATCATTATATCACCATTTCTGTTGATTGTATATCCAATCTCTCTCCCGGCGTCAATAATTTCTGTATTTTTCCACTTTTTAAAATCATCTGTAAGATTGATTTTCCCGCTACCTGCCTTTGCGTTTATGATGGCTTGTAACTCCTCCATAGAAACCGTTATTACACTTCTACCCGGTATAGCCATACCAGCCATATGCCGCGCTTGTTTCTCTGGATTGATTTCCAACGGATACCCACCGCTTTGAATTGCCTGCCTGATCGGTGCTTCCGCATCGCGCTGTATTTTGAGGGCTGAAGCCATTTGCTCAGATGCCACATCGGTATAGGTAACTTTCATCCGCTCCCGCTGCAACGGCAGCCCCGCCGCCTCGCTGAACGACTTATATTCTGCGTTTAGCCGCCGAATGCGGGCTGTCACCGATTGAGCGTCCTCTTCCAGCCCTGCGGCCTTGTATGCGGTCTGTTCCCGCTTCAGCTTGCGGACGGTCCGCTCGATTTGCCTCTGCTTCTGGGTAGCCTCATAGGCTGTATAGTGCTTATCCTCAAAGTCAACGTCGTGGCCGTCGTCAATGTGGGCCAGCTCCTCATCGGTGTATGTGCGCTCCATCACACCATCCACAAATGCAGTCCTGATATGACGGCAGTTGGCTCCTTCCAGTCCATCCACATAGCCCAGGCCACACACCTCGTAGATGTTCGGATACTTGTCCTCGGCTCTGACAGAGTACACACGGCCTTGCCATGCCTTGTGATTCTGCCATCCAACGCCCTTGTCCCGGGCTCCGATGTGAGCTGATATCTCAAAGTATGGTGTCTCCAGATATTCCGCGCTCTGCTCCGTGTACTTGGCACAGATCTGGGATACACCCGTCATCACTGCACGGCGGGCCGCTACGTCGATATGGTCCCGGTGGCCGCTCTCATAGTCCACCATGCGGAGGCCGCTGTCTGCCAGCTGCTTGACGGCGCTCTTGATTGCCTGGTTATAGGAGACAGCCCCGCTCATGATCTGCATCTCCGCGCTGTCCATCGCCCACTGATAGGCTCTGGCATAGGGCAGCATGGTCCGCCCGTTGTCCACCAAGAAGCCCATGGATCGGGTCAGGTTGCCGACCTCTCTCTGCGCCTGCGCCATGATAGTGGCAATATCTACGGCGCTCACCAGCGTCTCAGGGGCTGTTACGCCCGCAAGGTCTATGACCTCCCGGTAATACCTCTGGTTCCGCTCCACCACCTCGTCCAGCAACTTGTCCAACTCCCGACGGGAGATGTTGGCGGTGCGCTGGATGGCTTTCTCAATATCGCCTAGGTCGATACCGTGGGAGCGTAGCGCTCGGATATCCTGTACCGCCACTTCGTTCAGCTCACCGGCGATTTTCAGGCGGGAACAAATTTCATCCAGAAGTTTCAGTTCAAGGGAGCGGTACAGCTCCGCCAGCTCTTCCGGGAGGGAGTCTAATAGTTCTGGAGTGAAGGGATATTTCATTCAATCTCCTCTTCCTCCTCGTCCGTCATATCCTCCATCTTGGGGAGCATCTTCTTTGCTGTGGCCTCGTCCTCGTTGTACCACTTCATACGGTACTCCCACGGGTTCATAATGCCCGCCGCAAGGTCTTGGCGGTCGTTGTTCCGCTCGGTCGTCTTATCCTCGATGATGGAATCATCGAAGTCAATGGTGACCTCTGCATCCTCATTCAGCCCCGCCCCCATTGCCGTGTTGCCGAGGTGGAGAATGATCCGGCACAGTTCCTTGATGGCGCTCTCCAAGATAATTTCGTGCTTCTTGATGGTGCGGAACATGGTGGAATTCTCGCTGATGACCTGGGTGGCGGTGGTGATGTTCCCGCCGTCAAATCGGTAGTAGGTCTCGCCAAATCCGCACTTGCTGGACAGCAGATTAAGCTGGGTCTGCACTCCCTGAGTGTGTTCCGACGTTCGGAGTTTCATATCAATGGGCTGGATGGCGGCTCCGCTCTCGATATCCTCCGGCAACACATAATAGGCAAGATCATCAGGGTCAAAGACAGGCTCACCATCCAAATACTGCTGGGCGGACGGCTTGACCATCACCCGTTTTTTCCCAAGTACAAACTCATTGACGTAGCTGTCAAAGGCAATATCCACGCCCTTCATGCTGTCGATAGCGTTGGCGTAGACCGAAATCCCGAGTGGGATGGAGTAATCGAAGTTGTTGGCGATATTGGGCCGGTCAATGACGAATTGCCGCCGGTTACTTCCGGTGTGAACCACGGGCGGCACCCTCTCAAATCCCTGCACCGATGCCATCGGCACCTCAGCATCCACGTTCTGGTTGCGGTATGTATACAGCCGGTTCTCAATGTCATACAGGCCGTTGACCTTCCTGTGGATTTGCAGGTAGCAGTAATCGTCCCCATTGACATTGACGATATTGTCAAAGGCACACTCGGTAATGATGCCGTTCTGCCAGGCCAGGGGCCAGATATGCTCCACCGTCACATAGTCGATGATGATATCTGTGGCGCTTCCGGGAACGGGCCCCGCCTCGGTGAACCCCATGCCAACCACGCGGGGGATAAAAGCCACCGTGCCAAGAGCGAAGGCCATTTCCTGCATCTCGTTTGAGCGCACCCGGAAATTGTTCTCTTCCAGCACCCGGTCAATAAACTCCTGCTCTTTCGTTCTGTCCAGGGTAATTTCAACCCGCTCATTCATCAGGAGATTTGCCCAGTCCTCCGGGATCTTCTTCCCCATGTTGAGCGTGTACCGCTTGCACCGCACAATCCCGGCCCCATTGCGCACCCGGTAACGATGAAATCCCTTCACGTCGCCCTCATACCAGGACTTCCACTCCTGGACCTTACCGTAAAATCCCTCGTTGATGGTGGCAAAGCCCAATGATTTCAATTTGTCGATGATGGTCATTCGTTCACCTCATTACCGGGAAATGCCGAACCAGAATAGTGTTTGCGAAATATCGTATATCGTCCATGGCGTGGTCATCCGCCTTGATGACCTTGTCCACCGTTGAGTCCTCGTCCCAGCGGTACAGACCGAACTCCCGGATAGCGTCCTTACACCGGCGGTGTATTTTGAGCTTGTCGCTTTTGAGATAGACGGATGTCCGCCGTATCCCGTCCATTACGTCATTGTTCGCTTTGACCACGTGGAACTCGTTGTGCCGGAATACTGTTGTGATGAAAGACGCCGCCGACGGGTCAATGACCACATAGTCCACGTTATAGCCGTCTGCCAGTTCCCGTATCGCCTGGTAATACTCCTCATCGGTCAGCTGCTCTTGCGTCCCACGCCCGCTGTAATAATATTCATTGATGCGAACCGCTCCTTGCTTTGTTACGCACCAAAGACCTGCAGAAAAGGGGTTGAGCGTCCCGTAGTCCACGGAGATATAATACCGGCCCGCTGGCGGGTCCTCGTCCGTGATACAGTTCTCGCCGAAGTGTGGGTAGATAAGCCCCTCCGCCACCACCCAAAGGCCACGGATAAACCGATCATAAAACACGCCGGTATACATGTTCTCATACCGCTCCAGCGTCTTTTCACTCAGCCCAGGGTTATCCCGCATGGTGAAATGCAGGTACAAGGCGTTGCGCTCTTTGTGCTTCTTTATCCACTCCAGGTAAAACCAATGCTGTGGGGAATCCGGGTTGCAGGAGAACCACAGCTTTGCCCCGTCCACGGAGCAACGGGCCAGGGCCTGCTCCACAAAGGACCTGGGCATGAGCGCCACCTCGTCCAGCAGAACACCTGCCAGCGTCCGGCCCTGAATTAGGGCTGCGCTGGATTCATCCTTTCCGCCGAACACCTCGAACCAGTTCGTTACGGCCCCCCGGCGGACCTCCAGAATCTTCTCCGACCGCCGCCAGCGGATAGTGTACTTTTCTTTCGCCAGCGTCATAGCGGTAAACGGAACGATTATGTTCTTGCTTGCGCTGTCCACTGTCTTGCCGCAGATGCCGAACCGCTGGCCGGAAAACTCCCGCATTGCCCAGTCCACAAAGGCCCACATCATGATGGAGGTCTTGCCGGAGCGGACCGCGCCATCGCAGATGATGGCGTCGTAGCGGGAATAGGGGAAAGCCAGGATTTTCTTTTGCTGCGGGCTAATCATCGCTTCCCAACCCCTCCGCAAGTTCTCTCAGGCTCTGGCTCAAGCCGTCATCCTTGGCCGTATCGCCTGGTCCGCCGCCGAAGGCCGTGAATTTGTCGATGAGCGTCCCAAGCGCGGTAGTGATTTGCGCAGGCGTAGCCTCTGCCAACTTCTCCGGGTCGTTGAGCGCAGCCAACCCTTTACCGATGATCTCACACACAAGGCCCTTCTGGCTCTCCATGTAGGCCAGAATATCGGCGGTGTTCTCGTCTTTTTTCTGTTCACACTTTTCCACAAAATCCGCACTTTTCAAAACAATGTTCTTGACTGTGGTAGCGGATACACCGTTGATCTTCGAAACAGCGTTATAACTGCCCAGCTGCACATAGTCAGCAATGATTTTCTTCTTCTGCTTATCCGTCAGCCGTGCAGCCATGCTCACCACCTCATGTAAAAACTTTTGATCCCGCCCCCGTCTCATGCGACTGCGGCACGGCATATATACCCCTTTCGGGGTATGCTGTGGGTTTGGTCAGGCTTTCCGCTGGCCTGTATGTAAGCCGCTGTGCGGGTCACATCACAACTTGTTTCTGCGCTTCCTCTATGCGCTGTCTGGCCATCTCAAAATATCCGGGGTCTAACTCCACACCGATGAAGTCTCGGCCTGTATTGACGCAGGAGACACCAGTCGTACCGCTTCCCATAAACAGGTCAACAACGGTTTCGCCTGGTTTTGTTGCCTCTGAAATAATCCACTCCATCAACGCTTCCGGCTTTTCTGCTGGATGCCCGTGTGGTTTAATGCTTGACCACTTGAACCGCTGAATATCGTATAGACCACGGTTTTCTAGTTTGAAGTCAGGCATAGCCCACAGCGAAACCAGCTCATAAGACGGGCGCAAGCCTTTACTGCCCCCCGGCCCAATCCAGCACTTGTCCCACACAAGAACGCTTTCAATGGGCCAGCCAATATCACAGGACGCTTTCTGGAATGTCACGAAAGAACGCCAGTTAAGGAAAGACCACAGGCAACCAGTATCTTTCAAAATTCGCCTTGCTTGCCGCATCCATTCCGCATACCAAAAGGCAGCGTTACAATAATCGCCCCACGGGTTCAGTTTTCCTGCACCTGTCGATTTGGTGTTAATCATGTACGGCGGGTCAGTCAGCACCATATCCACGCTTCCGTCTGGAATGTCTTTCATCATTTCAAGGCAATCGCCCTGCATCAAATTCATACTTCTCACCTTTTCTTTTTTGGTGCCACCGCCCGCCTCATGCGGCGAGGAGAGGCATATATCCCCGGCAGCAGGAGGCCGACTGCCGGGTGCAGGAAGGAGAAAGAGATCGGGAGCACAGGGTATGCCCCCATGCTCCCATTGTCGCATACTATGAAGTTTCTCCTCCCACTTTTGTGGGCGGTTATCTTCCTTGTTTTGAGATGATTAGAGGTTAAATTCTGTGTACAAACGGGAAATTTGTCCTCCCCAACAAATAGTCTGTGCTGACCCCATAATAGTCTGCGATCTTGTATAAGGCATCCATAGATGGTTCCACTTCTCCTCGCTCGTACCTCCTTAACATATCAGGATGAAGCCCCATCAGTTGCGATGTAACTGTCATGCTCCTTACTGGCCGCATAGACTCTCTCATTCTCCTCAGCCTCTCCGGGAACTCGTTCAAGGGCTATCCCTCCTTCGGGCTTTCTGGGAGGGGCATCCAGTGGGTGACAATCCCAGGCCATCCTCTCCCCGTTCCTCTTTCGATTCCCCAGTGATCTTTGTAGTTGTGTTTAAAGTTGGAATATGCAAGGCCATCAAGTCCATAAATTTTGCTGTTACCCCAATATCTAGGGGCATAGACCAAATACCATCCATCCTTTTCCGGCAACCTCTCCTCAACGCTAATCCACTCGCTCACGCTGTCCGCCCTCCTCCGTCTTGAAGCAGACCACCCGCACCACATCATAGACCTGTATCTCTCTGCTCTTGAATGGGAACTGTTTGCAGTGCGGGCAGGTTATCGTTTCGAGCATTTCTTCCTCTGACAGATCATATCCTGTCCAATTCTGCGTAGTTTCGATGTAGGCGGCGTTGTGTTCACATTCAATGATGGGCTGTTCAATGTCGGTGTCGCTCCCATCATAGAGGAAAGTATCAACCAACAGATGCCCGATTTCCTTTCCGCATTTCTCGCACTTCATTGTCCGCCCTCCCCGTCGTGGATGTTGCCGCAGTGAATTAGCTTCGGCCAGTTTACAGGTTGCGCCTCGTCCTCCAGCGTCCAGTCGTTGCACAGTCCATCTTCGTCTGCCAACACATAGCGCCCTTCGCTTTCCCAATAGGTCACAATACCAAGAATGCAAATACACTCGTTGCCGTCCTCGTCCTCTCCCCATTCTCCCAGGCAGTCTCCAGTAAAAATCTTGTGTACTTCGGAGGACGGCCACGCTTCTCGCCGTATGTCGATGTTGGTGTACTCGCAGACCGTGGAGGGGTCAACCTCAATCGGTACGATATCATCACCCATTAAAATTTCACCTGTTCGTGCGTTCCTACGTCTGTAAGCCTTGTTTTGAAGGATAAATGCCCCACTGTATTCTCCCCAGTACGGGAATCCTTCCACCCACTCGCCATCACTCAGCCGCTTGGCTTTGAAAAGGATTTCTCTCATTCTTTGCCCTCCATCTCAATCAAAAACGCCACGTTTGTAGCCAGATGCCATAGATGAGGCAGGCCGCTTTCCTGATCGCACTTTTCCCCTTTGAGGTAGGCCAGCCAGTGCCGGTAGAGTGCGTCCCTGTAGCGCTGCGGCTCCACTTGCCTCCAATTCTCAGGATCATGGTACTTTTCGTTTCCGTACATGCGGACCGCTGTCACAGCATCGATCAGGCTAACGGGAGTGAGCGTAGGGCGAGGCTTCCCTGCGTCAGCTTTGGCTTGCTGGTTATCTTTTTCGATTGGCTTAAAATCTACACATGGCCCGTTAATATATCCTGATGACAAACAATCTTTTGCTATCCGACAGCTATTACACGGCTCTTTCATTCGGCACCTCCGATGATCTCTTGCAGGGTGTAGGACTGTCCGGGCTTAATGCTGGGGAACAAGTCCTCGTTGATATACAGGTGGTCAAACACCAGGGTAGATCGCTCCCCGAGGTTGGGTGTCCGCCTGATAGCCCCATCCTGCCCAAACACACGCTTAATGGTCTTGGCATCCTCCACCTCCTGCTCCGTCCAGCGGGGCTTGCGGATGATGCGGTCGGAGTGGTTAATTGCTCCTGTAAGTCCAGTGAAATGTACTGTATTATTGTGGTCTATGATAAGGCCTTTCCCCGTAACGGAATATTCAACCCCACCATATTCCCACCATTCTCCCACCTCAACCCCCAGCACCTGCGCAATTCTTGGTTTATCCATGTTGGCCTCCTCCTTTACCGGGGTACAATTTGTACCCTCATTTGATCCGTTACAATCTGAAACGGGTTCATCCTCCACCACCTCATAGCCCAGCAGGCGGGCGGCTTCGTTTGGATTAGCTTTTACCCACTTATCATTACGCTCAAGACAAAATCGGAGCCATGCTATAGCGAGGGCTTCGATTGTATATACTTCCGCCGTTTCAGGGTTCCGAAACTTCATGGCCTACCTCCTCAAAATGGATTCTCCCGCAGTTGTCATACCGCATCTGCTTGTCCTGTATGCCCCGCAGGATGATGTACGCCCGCCTAAGCTGGTCAATGTCAAAGTAGCCGAAGTGGCAGTCCTCAATAGGGATCTTCATTTCGTGGGCCAACCAGCGGTAAAGGTCGTTGCGCTTCTTGTGGGCCTTTGGCTTACCCTGCCAGAGTGGATCAAAGAGAGCGTGGCACATCTTCTTCCCTGTCCGCATCGGTTCATCTGCCAGCAGTCCCAGGGCTTCCCGTGGGCGGGGCTTATGCGTCCCCACATAGGCCCCACACCGTTCACAGAGATAACAATAGCCACTTCCGTACTCCCGGCCATAGACACGGGCATTAGAGCCATAAGTGACAGGCCCGCCGCAGATATTACACCGGGTCGGATGGGTGTTTATCATGGTCGGCCTCCTTCCTTTTCCACCCCCTGCACCGTTGTTCCGGCTCCATAAAGTCGGCGCGATGCGGCGAATCCCCGTTGCAGCACACGCCCTGGAAGTCCTCGTACCAGGCGCAGGTGGCGCAGCATTTAGTCATAGGGGTTTTCCTCCCCCATGTAGCAATATCCATCTGGCGGGACCGTATCTTTGATGTATGGGCAGAATATCCCGCCGGGGAAGGTTTTGAATGCTTCGCCGTGCCTGCATCGGGCGCACCTGACCACAGGCACGGCGGAGATGGTGGGGGCGTCATTTATGATATTCAATAGCCCATTCCAGCCTGCGCAATATGCCGCGGGAAGGATATCCTTACTACATCTTCCAACACCAAGTGCGGCTCTGTCAATCAGTTCCATGCTCGTCCTCATTGTTTATGCGAGCGCCGCACCACGGGCAGAAAGTAGCGCCCTTGTCTCCATCGTCGCTGTACTCTTTGCACTCCGAACAATACGGGATTTTTCCTGGTTCAAAAATCCATCTCCCGTGCCTGACCTCCGCAACGTCGGCGGCGGGGGCAGAAGATAGAGCGTCCCGACACCTTCTGGCAACCAGCTCATCGCAATCATCATGCATCTCATATTCCTGCCGCAAAACTTCAAGTTCCTGCACGGCAAGCGCCCTCTCGATGTACTCCTTCATGATCAATTCTCCTTCAAATAAAGCGCAATTTGAATAAGGCCGATCCCAAAAATCAAAACAGCTACTGACCAGTTAAGCGCGGTATTCCCATCCCCTTTTAGACCGAAATAAACATTCAGTGCCGCCAGGAAGAAATTCACACCAGCGTAAAATATCATTCTGAGTCTCCTCCTTTTTCATCCTGCTCCCTCCGTAGTGCGGCTTCCTCGCGGGTCAAGAAAACGGTTTTGCCGAAATCTTCAGGTATCAAATAACCGTCCCAAACCGGATATGTAATCTCTCCATCTGCGTTAATTTGTACGCCATCAAGACGACTCACGCTTGGGCAGTCATCACCTTTGCGCCACCGATAGATAATTTGGTCTGGTGTCGCAGGCAGCACCACGCACCGCCCCTCCCGGTCCGCCTGGGCCAGTTCGCGGAGGCGGTCAAGCCCCGTTGCCCCAATCTGGCGGATCATTTCTGTCAGATCTTCTCTGGCTCGTTCCGCCTGCTTCAGAGCGTGGGCCATGGCGGAATAGTCGCAAGGCTCCAAGCCCGTGTCCTCGTAGGCGGCGAGGCGGTCAACATCGTCACCCCGGAATTTCTCTGGAGTTCCCTCATCACTGTAAATGCCATCCCCAACAAGATAATAGCCGCGTTCATCTTTCTGTGTTGCGCGTTCCATGTCAGACCTCCTCGTGCCAATTTTGTAATGCATGTTTTAGGGTCTCATTCTCCCGCTTCATCTGATCCAACTCGGCCTGCGTAGCATGGCAAACCGCCTTTTCTTTCTGATACATTTCCCGCAACCTCTCGTTTTCGTCCTGGAGCATGGAGAGGGCGGTGGCGGCATCTTCTAAAAGGGGTGCGTCCGGGTCCTCAAGATCCTGCCATGATGGGGATCTAAGGCTGACGATCAGCTTTTCAATGTCCATTTTTTCCTCCTTGTGGTATAATCGGCGTGAGGTGATATATATGCTGTCAGATGAAAACTACAATGCGCTTCTTAAATTTCGCTCCGGACCAGTCAGCGGGAAAATGGATAGTCGTATGAGATATTTTCGGGAACAAAAATATATCGAGCCAAACAGTTATCGTACGGAAGGTTCCCCAGACGATTTATCCATCAATCCCACATCCTGGCGCCTCACTCCACGCGTCGAAGATGCTTTAGCGGAGTTCGAGTATCGCGCCAAGCAAGAGTCCAAGAACGACTCCGAAAATAAGCGAGAGCGCATATTTCAAGTGCTTCTGGTTTTTCTTGGTGCGATTATTGGCCTGTTGATTGAGAGGATTTCTGGCATCACCGCTTGGATCAGTTCTTTCTTTTGACATCAGGGTTCCTCCTCTCCCTCCGGCGGGCGGCGGTAGAACACCCAATGCGGGATTTCTTTCACATCGTAAATGCTACCTGCCGGTGTGATGATATGCCCATGCTGGCACAGACACCAGTACCCGTTCCCGCCCTCGATGGGTTTGCAGGCAACCCATACAGGCTCGTCCATCTCCCACAGCTGCTCCAGCGTCAGCGGGTCGTTCGGCGGGGTGAGGGTGGGATCTCCCTCCAATGCAGAGATCAGCATATCAATGATTTGAGCCGCTTGATGATATGTGTCAGTGCTCCTCCATGCATCAGCAGCTTTCTTTGCCAGCCGAATAGTTTCATTGTTCCGGTCCATCTTTCAGCGCCTCCAATCTCTTCCCCTGTCTGTCCCTCGCCACTGGGGTTATAGGGCGACCACAATTGGGGCAGTAGTGCATATTTCCAGATACATCAATAGGCCCTTCAAAAGGTCCATAAAACTGAACCTCTCCAATTGCTAAACCTGCGTCTTTGCAAGCTTCGCACCCAGGCCACACCTTCTCCACCTGCTCCCTACTGATGGGGCGCAGGGCGGAGAGGGCCAGCGTAAATGCGTCCCTGATTACCGATTTTCCAGGATACATCTCCCTGGCTGTCATCAGTATCTCAACCGCTTCTTCCCGTGTCATTTCATCCCCTCCAGCATCTCCATCTCCTCCGCGCTCAGGATCGGCGCGCGGGTGTTCCAGGCGAGGAGGGCTGAATCCTTTGCCCACTTCTTTTTCAACGCCCACCGTCTCAGTTCCATCCAGCAATCCCGGCATTTAATTGATGCCAAATATCCCATATCTCCAGACGGGGCTCCGCGCTTTTCAAAACAAACAATTCCGGCTTTTCCGCCACACATACACGGCAGAAGCACCCCCGCATCCGTCAGCCGCCTGGCGGCCTCGTGGTCGCCCAGGAGGGCCCTTTGCTCTAATTCTAGCATAGCTTTCCTCGCTTCCTCAATATGGACTTATATCTCCTCAGTGTATCAAGCGGCATACCGCCCATCCTTCGGCAGATCTCCGCCTCTGTCATTCCGGCCCTGGTCAACAGCATCACCTTGTCGATGTCATATTTGAGCCTTTGACCGCCTCTCTCTTCCGGGATATCCCGCTTTGGCTCTGGATCATACTCCGGACACGACCTTATGTGGTAGCTCTCTATGTAGCCGCCCTTTGTGCCGCCCTGTCCTCGTTTTTTCGTTTTGTTGGCCCTCCATCCCGGAACAGGGGAGAAGCTTCGGCTCCAGGAGCACCCTCCGCATGCTTTCTGACAGGTCCAACATGGATTTTCATGCATACGGCCTGCCCCCCGGCATGATCTCGACCTTGATGGCGCCCCCATCCCAGAACTCATGCGACACCATCTTGACCCATTTCCGGTTATCATCCGGTAATATGTAGCCTTTCATTGCGTCCAGAAACGCTTTCCCTAAAACTGCATGATTATCGCAGTCCAGGCCGTCATCCCAATAAAATCTCACCTTCACCGGTCGGTCTAGCATCCTGTTCTTAATCCCAGCTTTATGCATAGCTGCTCGGGCGATCATGTGGAGCTCTTCGGCATCCTTCCGCCGCTTCTGTGGATGCTTGCCCGCATAATAGGCGTTCAGGCCAAATCTTCGGTTCCATTCTGACTTCCCTTTTTTGGTCGTTGGGTAGTTGATAATAAAACTCAGCATTTCCCTGCCTCCAGGCTCTTTTGTTCTGTCATCGACCCTATCATGGCCTTGATATCTGGCGGGAGCGCATCATACTCCCGGTCTGCCGCCCGTCTGGCTCTGTAACTGCGCTGGAAATTTGATGCAATTACGGTCGAAAACGTGTTTTCATCCGTCTTTGCCCAATCGACCAGGACAGATGGGTCATTGACACATCTCTGGATGTCGTTCGGGAGCGACCGATATGCCTTTTCCGGGGCGTTCCAGTCCAGCTTGCGAACGGCCTTTGCAACGATCGCCCAAGCTTCTCCTTCGGTCCGCTCCTGTGGAGCGGTGATCTGTCTGACTTTTGCCTTGACGGTCCCAATGCTAGGCGGAAAATTTCCAGGGTCAGAGACGATCAGCGCCTTTATTGCAGCGGCCACGACCGCCGCATCATCGTCCGCAAACATGCTTGACCACAAGATCAGTGCCTTTTGAGGATCAGGCGCATTTTTCCCGTTGTAAAACTGCGGATATGCGATAGTCAGGATATCCATGATCTGTGCGGTCTCCTGTAGCGTCATGTCTGGCCCTCCATTCCCGCTGCGATCTCAGCAAACGTCTTTTTTCGAGTATTCTCTGCCTGCGCTTGCTTAGGATAGACTGACTGCCAGCAGTGCAGGACCGCCTCGTTGAGAAGTTCGATGCGCTCATAGCCTGACGCCGCATCATCTAGCTTCGTGCATAGCTGCCGCTTTGCCCGGTCTGTCATGGGACGCTTTATACTTTTCCGCATCTGCTCAAAGTCCCGAAGCGCAGCCAAAAGCTCTCTGTTCTCCCCAGCATACTCGGCAAACACATCCCCGCCCCCCTTGGGGGGGCTTGGGGGGGTATTATTCTCCTTCTCCTTCTTTTTCTTCTTCTCCTTCTCCTTCTCTTTGGCATTTTCGGCATTGCCGGACATGCCGTTGCATGCCGTGGCATCCCACCGCTTTCTCGCTTTCTCTGCTTGGGCGGCGGAATACTCATCATAGGACTTCTTATCCCGGTCTATCTGAGACTTGAAGGCTGGAAACAGATATCGCTCATTCCCACTGAGCTGCGGCACTTCTCCCGTCTTACTGTATAATAGGCAAGCCGTAAAAAGTCGCCCCTTCTCAGCGTCTGTGAGGGCTTCCATTACCTCCAGGTAGCTGTGATAGGCCGGGAAATATTCCCTTGCCATCGTATTTCACCCCCTCAGAACGGGAGTTCTCCATCCTGATCTGTAAGCTCAGAAAACTGCTCCTGGTCATCATTTCCATATTGAGCATCGGACCCAGGATCTCGTTTGGAGTCCCCGAAGTAGACATTGCTTGCAATGACCTCAGCACTCCGGCGTTTGTTGCCGTCCTTGTCCGTCCAGTCACGGAGCTGAAGGCGGCCATCTACCACGGCCATGCGACCTTTTGTGAAGTAGCGGCTGACAAACTCTCCGGTCTGCCGCCAGGCTACCACATCAATAAAATCGGTAGTGCAGTCTCCAGTAGCCTTGTCCTTAAAATCCCGGTCCACCGCCAGAGTGAAGGAGGCCACAGCCGTTCCGGTCTGGGTGTGCCGGAGCTCTGGATCTCGGGTCAAACGTCCCATAATAGTGATATGGTTAAGCATTTCTATTCTCCAATCTGTATTCGGCATAGCTGACACTATCGCCATACCTGTTTTTTCCTGATACCATACGGCGGGAGATAGGATGTCCAGCATGACGCAGGTCCCAGATACGGGCCCCCAGGCGGTAGCATCCAAGGTCCTGAATGGCCTGCATGGGGTTGATGGTCCCAAAGTCCTCCATATAGTGCAGCACTCGCTCACACTGTGTCAGTCCCATTTTTTGTACCTCACCTTCTCCTCGCTCCAGTCAGGGTAAAATCCTTTGAGGTAGTCGATGATATAAGTACGGATGTCCTCCCGGCTGTTAAATCCCAACGGGCGAAGCCGGTCCATAAACAGTCCTTCATCAAAAGCATAGTGACATTTATCACAGAGGGTGACGATGTTCTCCTCGACCCCCATTCCGCCCTGAGATCTGCGCACCACATGACAGTGGGGACCGCCAGGAGCACCGCAGAGGATACAGGTTGCCGGGCCGTGGTTACAGTCTCTTTCGGCCACAGCAGCCTTTACCTTCACCGGAATGGATGTTGCCCTAGTCTGACGATGCACGTCCCCATTCCTCCTTCATAGCCGCAAGCTTTTCAGGCGGCAACGTCTCAATGCCAAGGTCTTTGCAATCCTGCACGATGCTGTCAATGAGTCTGGACATCTGCTTTGTGTTATAGGTAGAGGAACCATAGTAGGCCCTCACCACCACCCGGTCTCCGTCTCGGCCATAGTCTACCTGTTCTGTGGGCCATCCAGTGCCAAGCTTCTCCCATGCCACTCGGAAAGTCTTTGCTTCATCCTCGGTCAATGAAAAGTCCTTATATGGACCAACTTCCCGAACCTTCTGGAGATAGAGTTCCTCCTTCGTGGAGCGGATAGCGTCCGCCAGCTTGTCCAAAAGGACCCAGCAGTAGGCATTGGCATCCAGGCTCCGCTTTTCCCGGTGCTCCTTGATCTCGCAGTCATAGAGACGATTTTGCTTGTCCAGGATGAAGGTTCTGGCTAGAGCTGGCTCATTGACTTTTATACAGAGCCATACTCCGCCGTCCATCTGTATCTTGGCATCTTGAAATGTAAGATTCATTTACTTGCCGCCTTTTCAGCCGAAAAAGCTTTCTTTTGGCACGCCGGACATAAGGGACGACCAAATCTTCCGGTGGAGTATGTCACGATCTCTTGTGCAGGCCAATCGCTTCCATCTCGTTTCAAAGTCCCAAATATGGTTTGTCCACAGTCAGAGCAAAGCGTCCCATGGTGTGATTCATTCCCTCTTCTGGTCCGCTCAGTATATTCGTCCGTGTCCGCATCCTTGGTATCGTCAATACAGAACAGACCATTCAGAGCGTATTTTCTAGCATAGCTGGATGCGGTTCCGGTAATCTGAGCCTCATCCATTCCCTTCTTCTCAAACGCTTCACGAGCGTATGCGCTGTTTTTAATGACTGCTTCGCTGTCTGTATCCCTAAGTGTTGCGGTGGCGCAGATATAATACCGGTCGCCTACATTCATCAAATCGTCTCCGACCGTGAGGACAAGCCCATATTTCTTCAACAGTGGTTTTACTGCTTCCAGAATATCCTCACAAGAGCGGTATTTATAGCCACCAAATTTATTTGTCTGTCCTTTAGGCGCTTTCAGCTCTGATTGCAGAGCCAAAACTCGTAAAATAAAGCTCTCCATATCTTCCTCCTAATTCAGCCATTCCCGGTAGTCCGGTCCGTTCATTTCAATGTATTCCTCTAAGATATCCGGGTATCCAAGGCGAAGCCATCTGATAAGGAGATCGGGTCTCTCATTGATAAACTGCTCCCGATTCTCTGGGCTGTCTTGATTCTCTGAGTTCACATATTCTGGATATCCCGTCCGCATGGCAGCGGTGATGTCTGGATGTTCGATGTTCTCCATTTCATCACCCCATGACCCAGAAGGCAAATGCCATACCGCCCCAGAAGGTCAAGCAGAGCATTGCTCCTACTCCGATCATCCACCGGACCTCTCGGGCCCTCTGGCGGCGCTCTTCTCGTGTTCTCATTTCTTCCTTCTCCTATCCCATATGTCCCAAATTATCAGCGCCATTGCTACAATAATGCAGGCGTATGCGCCCACTAGCATCCACTCACGCAAGCTGCTTCCCTCCCAACGTCATCAAATAAAACCACTGCTCCTGAGAGAGACGAACCTCCTGCTCGTCCAGAATCTTTGCAATAGGATTCAGATAGATATT